TGCTTTCACTGGGGGGGTTTTGTCCTTCCCTTTTTATTCGCGATACTCCCCCCGCCGTAAGGTCTATAAGTCTTGTATTTAAGTCTGCCATACCTAACTGTCTTGCGGGTCTTCCGGTGGTGGGACCCGTTTTATAATGCGGGCGGCATTAGCGAAGTTGGCAACCTCTAAAAACAAGAACCAAAACGGGGCTTCCGCCGTGCTTGCAAGAAGGCAAAACGATATAACGAAATACCATACTATCGCCTTCTGTTTTAGCGTCAATCCCGAAAGGGACAATTCTTTAATTAGTTGCTTCATAGCCTTTGCCTTTTATAGTTCCCAAAAATCTAATTCGTATTCCTGCCGTCTTCCGGTTCTTCGTGTCGCTGTACGTTCGGCAGCCTTGCGGCTTCTGAACAGTCGGTAGGTGTCGCCTTGGGCGTACAATTCATGCGGTAGAATAATCGCAAGGAAGAAGCAGGCTATAATTGTCCGTTTTATAGGGGATAGGTCGAAAGAAACGCCGCAATGTGTGCAGAACCACCATACGCAAAGCTCCGTAGCCTTCTGTATTCCTATCTTGCTATAAATATTTCGCGCGGTATTCTCAACCGTTCGGGGCGAAATAGAAAGCCTGTCGGCCACTTCCTTTTTTGCGGCTCCCCAAGCCAACAATTCGGCTATTTGGGTTTCTCGCTGCGTTAGTCCTGCTTCGGCTCTCATTTCTATTTTCCCCAAATGTTTGTAGTAACGCCGTACTTCCTAAATACCAATTCGACGGCGACGGCTTGGCTTGCCTTGGGTTCGATACGTCCGAACTTGTAAGCCGCGAAAGTGTTGCGGTTGTTAATCCCCAACGCCTGCCAAAGCTCCTTAGTGGCGGCCTCTACGTCAATTTGTCGAAGCTGCATAAAGCCGGCGTTAAATCCTTCTTTGTAAATTGTCGTTTCGCTCATTTCTCAATATTGTTAAGTATGTATTCAATTGCTTGTTTATGGGAAGCAAAGCTATTCCCGTCGAACTCGAAGGTTTCCGAATAGGGGCCGCCGGCAACCTTGAAGGTGCGCGTTCCCTCGTAGGTCTTCCCGTTAATCGTAAAGGTTAGTTTTGAAACTGTTACCCTTTCCGTAACCCGTCCCCAAGGCTTTTTTACCTCGGTATTGCTTAGCGAAATAGTTTCGCCTACCGCGTACGAAAATTCTATACGCCTTGCTTTGCCATTAACTATTGCTGTCTTTTTCATCTTCTATTTGAAATATAGTGTTACTTGTAATCCTCTGCGTAGGCAACATTTTACGCTGTCTTTCTTGCTGTTAAGTGCGCGGGTAATGAATTTTTCGGTAAGCTCTACACCGATTAACCCCACCAAGCCGGAAACCCCTACAAGGCGGTTTATCCTTCTGTTTTCGCTGTCTACTCCGTAAACTTTCAAAAGGAAGTTTCGGTTAATAAATGTCGTATCGTACTTCATAATTCATTGTCGCTTAAATTGCTTAGGTATTTTTTGCTATGCCGCTTATTTGCTCGGAGCGTATTATTATTATACCTTTGCAATCGTATCGGTTACACAATGCAAATATATAGCATTGCAGTACAACAAGCAAATTTTTGCTATACAAAAAGCGAAAAATATTTTTTGAAACCTTCTAAAATCGTGTTATATGGGTGTAAAAGAAAGACTTAGGGAGTATATCAAAACCCTAAATATTAGTGAACGGGAATTTTGTAGGCAAATAGGCGTTTCGTCGTCTTATGTCAATAATATACGCCAATCTATACAGCCCGATAAGATGAAGGCTATCGGCGAAAAATTCCCGGAGCTTAATCCCATGTGGTTACTTACCGGCGACGGCACAATGCGGAACGGAGATAATACAAACCGCATTTCGGGAAATAACAACACCGCCGTTGCCGGCAACGGGAACCAAGTTACAACTAACGATATTGCGGGTTTGATTGAACTGCAAAAAGGCTATCAAGAAATGATAAAAGAAAAGGATAGCCAAATAGCCCGACTTATATCTGTAATTGAAAAGCTAAGCGAAAAATAAAGCATTGCAGTACGTTTGCGCTATGTAATAGTATGGCTTTTCATAGTACGCTTATAGGAAACGGGCAGAAATGCCCCAAATTTCAACGCAAGTATATATAGCTATACTTTCTACCGCCCAACGTACAAAAGTGCCTAAAATCAAAAATTCGATAAAAATAACTGTGCATAATGGAACCGGAAACAATCGAAATAAAAGTATCCGAATACTACGACCAACCCAAATATTACGGGGACATGCCGGAAGCGGTGTTTAATGCCTTGGAAGCGGCGTTTATTTCCGGCGCGGAAACTGCCATAGTGCCAAAGACGGCGTTCGAAATGATGTTAATGAGCTTTGAAAATGGGCGTAAAGAAGCCTAAGATAATAACCCCTATCGAAGATGGCGTAAACCGCCGTTTCTTCCAAGCGATAGAAGCCCTTGTTTCATTGGGCCGTTTGTCCGCTTTGGAATCCTTTTGCAAGGAAGCCGGGTTAAGTGCTTCCCGCTATCGGGAAACCCGATTTACTTACGGAGTAACCCCAAGGCCCGGTAAAGTTTCCCGCTATAAGTCTATACAAATAGAAGCCCTTTATTATTTGGTAGCCAAGTATTCCGTTTCTTCCGATTGGTTATTAACCGGCCGGGGTAATATGTTTTCAAAATGAAGCGGACTATTAAATTTAATCTATTCCCCAAAAAGGTAGGGGGTGTATTGGTAGAGTGTCGCCCTATTCGTATGCGTGTTTGCTATGCCGGGTATCGGGTAGACTTTCGGGTAGGGTATAGTATTGAACCGGAAAAATGGAATGAAGAGGAAGGCCGCGTTATCTCCAATACAAAAAACCGGTTCCGACAAACGGCCGGCGAAATAAATAAGGCTATTACGGCTTGCGAAGAACAAATAGAAGCCATATTTACCCGGTTCGAACTGCTGGAAAAGCGGGTACCGACACCGGGCGAACTTAAAACGGCTTTCGATGAAGCTACCGGGAAGATAACCCCGGCTACCGAAGCGGAAGAAAACGGCCAGCCATTCTATAAAGCCTACGCCGAATTTACGGAAACTATGGGCCGTTTGAATGATTGGACGAAAGCGACCTATACGAAGTTTAATAGCCTGCGTAAGCACTTGGAAGCGTTTAACAAGAACCTTACATTTGACGAAATAAACGAAGTTACCCTACAAAAGTTTATTACAAGCCTTCATAAAGCCGACCTTCGTAATACTACCATATCTAAAAATATGTCCTTTCTTCGGTGGTTCCTGCGCTGGGCGCACCATAAAGGATATAACCCAAGCAACGTACACGAAACATTTAAGCCGAAGTTCAAAGGGGCCGACGGAAACGCAAAGGAAATTATATATTTGGAATGGGAAGAACTGTTTAACCTGTATTCCTTCAAATTCCCGCCGTCCCGGTCTTCGCTGGAAGCCGTGCGCGATGTGTTTTGTTTCTGCTGCTTTACCGGCCTTCGCTATTCCGACGTGGCAAAATTGCGCCGAAGCGACGTAAAGAAGGATTATATAAGCGTGGTTACTCAAAAGACCGTAGACGGCCTTATTATCGAACTGAATAAGTATAGCCGGGCCATACTGAAAAAGTACGAGAATATAGGTTTGCCGAATGATAAGGCCCTACCGGTCATAAGTAACGTAAAAATGAACGAACACCTTAAAGTAATGGGGGAAATGGCGGGTATCGACGAACCTACAAGGGTCGTATATTTCAAGGGGAATGTTCGGCACGAAGAAGTATTACCGAAATACGCCCTTCTTACCACCCATTGCGGCCGACGTACTTTTATCATAAACGCGCTTAGGCTGGGGGTTCCGGCGGAAGTAATTATGAAGTGGACGGGACACAGCGACTACAAAGCGATGAAGCCCTATATTAAAATCGTCGATAAATTGAAGGTCGCCGAAATGGATAAATTTAACAAGTTCCCGATACCCCGAAAGAAGGGGAAATAAGCCGAACCCAAAAAGGAACCCAAATACGCCTTAACTAATCGGTAACGTATGGTTCCTTATGTTACCAACAATCGGGATAAAATGCTGATATTTCGGAAACTTGGTAACGTATGGTAGTTCGTTGTTCGTATGTTCTTACAGCCTCTCTCTCCGCAGAAATACAACGAATAAAATAGCAAAACCCTGCAAATCACACATTTGCAGGGTTTTGTGTATTTAGTCCACAGGCATTAAAAAGCAATGTAACGCAGGTCGGCGGTGGCCTATTCGGTGTACCTGAAAATCGGCTGAAAAAGTACACCGGATTCCGCGTCACTCCGAACGGAATTCCCTGAGCAGTCCGATCCTCTCGGACATATCCGCCTCTTTCATCCTGCGGATCAGTGCGGCCAGCCGCATCGAATCGACCTCCAGTCCCATCGTACGGATATAAACCGCCTTGACGCCTTTCGACTCGTAGAGACGGTCGAACCGCCAGAACCAAGCCGGCCTTATGAGCTGCGGCTTGTAGTCGCGGCCGAGCAGCAGCCGGACCCAGTACTGGCCCCGGAAATAGAAGTCGTCCGCGTAAAGGACGGCATCCCACTCGATCTGCTCGCGGATCGCGAACGGTTCGGTGATGCCGTATTCGGTCAGGACGATATAGGGGCGGCGGTCGAACAGCGATCCCATGCCGTACAACAGGGCGAAGCCCGCCGTTATCACGAAACACCACCCCAGAACGACGTCGCGGACATAGTACAGAACAAGTCCGCCGGCGATGCCCGCAAGCAGTCCTGCGACGGTGATACACACCGCCTTCTTCCTCGATTTATGAATTATCATCCTCATCCTCAACCAGATTTTCATTCCGAAATCGTGCAAATTTGTCTCCAAAGGCATAAAAATTGAATCTCCGGATAAGAAAAAAACCTCGCGGCATGCGCCATTGTAAAAATCCGGATGGCAAAAGAGGAGACATAAATAACAAATTGAACAGATAATTTAAAACCGATCGAAAAATGTTGGAATATGAAATTTGGGGAAATACGGTCCAGACATGGATCGTTTCCATACTCATCGTAATAGGGGCGTTCGTCGTCGTAAAACTGCTCTCCCTGCTGGGCAGAAAGGTCATAAAGCCGTTTATCGCCCGCACGAACAACCGGGTGGACGACATCATCTACTACTCTCTCGAAGCGCCCCTGAAATTCGCCGTGATGCTGCTGGGCATCTGGATCGCCATTCACCGGCTGGTCTATCCCGACCAGTTGGTGAAGTACGTAGACAACGCCTACCGCATACTGATCATACTGGACATAACATGGGTCCTCGCACGTCTCTCCACGACCCTGCTCCAGCAGTACTGGGGACAAAGGTCGGACGGCCATGCGGTGAAAATGATGCCGGTGGTCAGGCGGACGATTCTGGTCCTGATCTGGATCATCGGTCTGGTAACGGCCCTGAGCAACGTGGGTGTCGACATCAATGCATTGTGGGGTACGCTGGGCATCGGCGGCATCGCCTTCGCGCTGGCCGCGCAGGACACGGTGAAGAACATCTTCGGCGCATTCACCATCTTTACGGACAAGCCTTTCGGCATCGGCGACACGATCAACGTGAACGGGCTGGAGGGAACCGTGATCGACGTGGGCATGCGCAGCACGCGGATACTGGGTTACGACCGGCGCATCACGAGCTATCCGAACTACAAGATCACGGACGCCTCCATCGTCAACATCTCCTCGGAGCCGATGCGGCGGGCCATGGTGAAGCTGGGGCTGACCTACGACACGGGAGCCGAAAAGATGAAACAGGCACTGGAGATACTGCGGGCCATCCCCGCGAAGATCAAGGACGTTTCCGGAAATCCGTCGGACGTCACGGCCTACTTCTCGGACTACACAGACTCGGCGCTGGTCGTCACGTTCTACTACTACATCGAGAAGCAGGGCGACGTCCTGAAAACGACGTCGGACGTGAATCTGGAGATCCTCGACTCCTTCGCCAAAGCGGGACTCACATTCGCCTTCCCCACACGCACGCTGCTCGTGCATCAGGACGACGCGGAAAAAGCCGGCG